ACACGCGCATAAACCGTGCAAACGTCAACCCATTCTTGTTTTTCACCACCGCTTAGGCCGCGTGACATAGTGAGCTTTTGGAAAGTGACGCGGTGACGTAGTTTGCCAATTGGCGTTTGCATTAGTATTGCACTCGATAAGCGTCAAGAAGGCCACCAACAAACGGGTAAGGGATGCTTGACATCGAGCCAGTTGTCACCGCTTCTCTGTTTTCATAGAGCGTTGACACGTCTAGCAAAATCCATTGCTTGATGGCTGTCGGAATATCTGCGGCTGTTGCGCCATAGCCTGCGGTATATGTGATTGCTACTGACTCAGCATCACCCGCGCTCAAGATTTGGATGGTTGAAAATACACAAGTATGATTAAGTTTATAATCTGTTGCTGACAGTGTGGTGTTCGTGCCTGCTGCATTGGTAGCGACGACAGAAGTTAATGACAAAAAATTTGGATAAGATAATTTTAATTTATTGCTAGTTTGCTGTGTAAAAGTCGATAAAGGCTGGTAATTTTCTGCGCCTGATACCGTTAAATCTGCGGTCAATTTATAAGTGGTTGTTAATAATGCGCGGCCTGTTTCCTGTACGCATCGCGCCATTGATGCCTGTATCAGCATCTCTATCAATGTATCTTCGTCCGAGCTATCCAAATCTAAACGACAATAGTTTTTCACCTCAGCAACCGAAACAGCCAACACTGTCGATGGGGTAATAATCGTCGTTTTCATTTAGTTAGACTCAAAGTATGCAATTTGTTCAGGGCTGTTATTCACATAACCCATTTTATTAAGCGTTTCGTAATCAGAAGCACTCAACTCAACAACTGTGCCGACAATTAAACGGTCGCCGTTTGGTGCTGTGCAGGTGTATAAAACGGCTGATTTGACCGTGGGTTTATCCTGTTTTGGTGCTGTTTTCGCCATAATTCACCCAATAAAAAAGGGCTTCCTTGCCCTGTTTTGCTATTAAGAGGCCGCGTTGATGTAGTATTTAATCGAACCACCAACATCCAACAAGTTGCCACCCGAACGCATCCACGCAAGGTAGGCAACCTGACCGAGTTTTGCATAAGCAGAGTCAGTAAAGCGGAATAACTCAGCATTCATCACATCGCGGATGTGGTAGAACGAGAAGTCACCGAACAGAATGGATTTTGCAGAAGCGGCCATGACTGCGATGTCGTTGTTAATCACAACAGGGTAGCCCATGATTGTGCCAACTGGCGCATCAGCCAAACCTGTGTCATCAGGCATGAACAATGGGCGGCCTGTGTCGTCTTTGATTTTGCGGATAATCGCTACACTTGCATCGTTCATCATAAACTTGCAACGACCCAATGCGCGGTAGGCGTAATCAACTGAGTAAACCAAGTCGATTAAGTCATCATAAATCACGGTGGTTGTTTGGCCGCTTGCACCTGTTTTGCCTGCGCCTGCTGCCGTTACAACACCACGCGGCTGACTAGAGCCTGAGCCAGTTGTGAAGTAAGTATTCGTAATGCGGCCTAAACGGTCAGCAATACGAGTATTTACAAAGGCTTCAATGTCGATGTTGCTGTCTTGAAGCAATTCAAACGGGATGGCGATAATTTTAGAACTAAACTTGTACACATCTAACGCAACTGTACCGAATGTCGGGTCTGCTGCGGTCGCTGTGGTGTTCTGAGCAATTAACTCGCCTGTTTCTGCTGTGCCGTCGGAAGTAGGGAACGATAAAGAATTACCCATGTCAGTCTGAAGAATAGTAGCAACCGAACGAACACCGCCATAACCTTTCAACGCATCGAATAACACACTGGCAACGTCAGACTGTACGGTATAACCGCCTTGGCTGCCTGTAGTTGTGGACATGGTATTACGAACATCTGCCCATTCTTGAGCCGTTAACGCACTGTCACCGCCGCGCAGCCATTTGGCAAATAACTGACGCGCTTTGTTGGCAGGCTTGTGAGTGGCTTTTTCAATTTGCGCTGTCAAGTTTTCATCTTTCAATGTTGCTAAAACTTGCTCAGTGCGCTTGATTTCAGCCGTCACTGTGTCGATTTTCGCCATGTCCGCATCATAGGCGGCCTGATTTTCAGGCGTCCATGTCGCGCCTTCTTTCTGGCTGTTTTCCATTAACTCACGTACACGCTTGGCGTACACATTATGTTCTTCGCGTAATGCTTGGATAGATTTCATCTTTGTCTCTCTCTGAAAGTAAAAAACCCGCAAAAGTGCGGGATTGTTGCGGGTTAAAACTGGTTGATTAGATGGCGGTCGCTAGTCGTAACTGTCTTTCCATTGCTGAAAAGTCAGGTTTTAAAATGGGTTGGTTGGTTGGTTGTTCAGGCTCAGGGATTGGCTCAGGCTCAATCACTGGCGCGTTTTTATATACGGCCATATTCCAAAGGGCTTTGGCTGTTTTGCCCTGCTCGATGCTGTCAACAAAGCCAAAATCAACCGCCTCTTGCGCGGTAAACCACGTTTCAGCGTCCATTAACGGTGTGATTTCGTCGACTGGCTTACCTGATTTTGCCGAGTAGGTTTGTGCTAATGTGCCGTCAATTTTTGACAACAGATTAGCGGTAGACATCAAATCTCGACTATCACCTGCCGTCGATGTCCATGCGTTGTGAATCATAAACAACGCGCCCTCATTTGCTCGGATTTCATCGGCTGCTAATGCGATATAAGTCGCTGCACTTGCTGCCACGCCGTCAATATGCGCGATGATGTTGCTAGGGTGTGTTTTTATTGATTGCTCAATGGCACGCGCTGCGAACACGTCACCGCCTGGCGAATTGATGCGGATATGAATTGTTGGTGCTGTAATCGCTGACAACGCATTAACGAAAGTCTGAGCGTCAACACCGCCCATCCATTCCGCCGTCAGTGCATCACTTACGATCATGTCGTAAATATAAAGCGTCGATTCTGTATTGGCTGCATTCGTCACCGTTTCAAATCGTCGGTTTTTAATCTCACGATTGAAGCCGTATAAAGCCATTAATTGATTCATTAAAATGCGCCTCCTGTCGGGGCTGTTCCTACAAATAAAACGTCTCCGCCTTCTATTGGCGGTAAATTCTCTGCTAATCGAACCTCATTAACGGTTAGCCAAGCAGGCTCACCCGCACGACCCAAGCCGATTCTGTATGATTCGTTGCGCGTTTTGATGTCGCCACGCTCTAACCCTGCGGTATTGAACTCGCAAAAGTTTTTCTCGGTTAGAAATAGCTTTCGGTTGATCTCTTGCTCTGCGTCAACAATGTGCTGTGATAGCGTGTACTTGACGAAGCCAATGCCCATTTGCTCAACACCACTTCCCCATGATGTCGTGTTCTGCGTGTGGCCAATCATAAAAGGCGGCACGCCGTAAATACGGGCAATATCTTCAATCTGAAACATTCTTGACTGTAGTAACTGCGCTTCTTCGGCGTTGATTGTTAGCTCTTGCAGGCTCATTCCTGCGCCTAATACACCAGGTCTTGTTCTGTCGCCTTGCTGTATTGATTTCCACGCATCAATGATTAGCTCTTTTTGGTCGCCGCTTAACTTCGCCATTTCCGTTTTAATAACGATTTCAGGCTTGGCTGACGCGCTGAAAAACTCAGCACTGTATTTGTCTGCCGCCAGTGCAATACCTGCCGCGTTTCTAAGCGCATGACGCAACGGACTAACAGAACGTAAGCCATTAAAGCCAACGCCCGTAAAATGAAGCACATCATCTTGGTCATACATTTGCGACTCAATACCCTGACCGCCAATGTAGTTAATAAACTGATACGCTAAGCGGTCGCCATTCAAATACACGTTAACTGCTAATGGATGCCACGGCGTAATCGAAACAATCTCAGGACTGAATGCTGATTTGCGTTTGATGAGTGCGAACCCGTCACCATGAAGCAATTTGCTCGTCATCATGTAACGCCAAAACGTACTAGCTGAACATCTTGGCAAAGGCTGTTCGTTAAGAAGCCACCAAAGCGGATGGTCTACACGTTGGCGGCCTGTAGTTGTGCGCTCGTAGATTGGCAAAGGCAGTGAAGCCATTGCACCGCTAATTAATTGAATACACGCATAAACCGCACTGACATTCATTACCGTTGATTCAGTGACGGGAACGCCTGCATTATTCGGAATTGCAAACATCGAATAGCCGTCTGAACCACGAACAACAGACGATGAAGGGACTGCGGCATTACTCACGCGCTGTTTGTTGCGTCTTTTAGCCATAGTCATAACACCATCATTCCAAAGCCTGCCTCGGCTTCTAAGTAAGTCATTGCACGATTTAATCCAATCAACAGCGCTACAATGCCGTCGATTTTGTTTTCTGGTCTGTCTTTGTTAGGGTAGATGTTGTCTTTAACGTCTAACTTGGCAACTACGTTAGAAGCCATCCAAGTAAGAATCGGGCAATTACCATGAGCTAAGAGCTTTTGGAGTACCAATTTTTCGGCCTCCTTCATCGGCTCGCTAATGTTTTGAACTGTTTGTCTGACTTCAACCATCGGCAAACCTTCGGCCAACATATCGTTAGATAGTTGTGTTGCTTGCCACGGGTCAAAGCCGACCTGAACCACGTCGAAACGACTAGCCCACTGTCTTAAATCTTCTTTGATATACTCAAAATCAATCACATCGCCATCTGTCAGGGTGATTAATTTATCAATATGCCAATGCTTGTATCTGTTAGCGTTTACGTCTGCCATTTCTAAAACACGGTTTTCAGGCGTGTAGTAGTTTCCATGAATGTGCCATCTATCATCACCTGCAATCGGAGGGAAAATAGCAACCATAGCCGCGATGTCTACCTTGCTCGCTAAGTCTAATCCGATGTAACACGGACGACCTTCAAGCTCGGCAAGTGGCAATCTTTCGGGGCATTGTTTCCATTTAACAATGTTCATCCAGCCTGTTTTTGCACCAACCCATTCATTGAGATGCTTTGTTCTAAACGTGTTTTGCTTGCTACTGCTGACCATTGCCTCTTGTTGTCTTGCAAGAAGAAATTCAGACTCAATCGACACGCCAAAATTAGGGTTCGCTTTGCGCAAAACATCAGGATTTGACCACTCGTCGCCATCATCAATCGTGTACAACACAGGCCAAACTGACTCTAACGTGATGCTGCCGTCTAACATTTTCTGAGAGTCGGTAAACAGTAAGTGACACGCGCCGCCAATGCTTGAGCCTGCTGTGGTAATCACTAACATTAATGGCTGTTCACGCGAACCCATGCCCGTTTCCATCGTGTCAAACATAGAACTGTCGGCGTGTTCGTGATATTCGTCGATGATGGCGC